TGAGTTACTCGAGGCACAACCTCTTGTATCTATGCTCGACGCAGTTCGACAACGTGTGCTGGTTGATATGGGTTTCAACCTCGGTACTCCGACACTTATGAAGTTCCAGAAGATGTGGGACGCAATCGAAGATGAGGATTGGGAGGAAGCGTCTGCTCAGATGCTGGATTCCCGTTGGGCAAAGCAGGTGGGTCGCCGGGCAATACGGTTGGCAGACGCGATGAAAACTGGAGAGTGGGTATAGGGTATGGCGGGTATAACAACTGCAATGTGTACTTCATTCAAAGAAGAACTTTTGGGTGGACTACACGACTTAGACACGGATGATATCAAGATCGCATTGATCAAGGAGTCCCCGACGGGAACTTACGATGCGACAACAACGAACTACTCGGATGTGACGGGTAACTCGGACGAGGCTTCGGGAACCGGATACTCTGCAGGGGGCCAATCGTTGGGTTCTGCGACCATCACAACTTCCGGCACCACAGCTTTTGTAGACTTTGCAGATGAAGTCTTCTCAGACGTTACTCTCTCTGCTGATGGATGTATCATCTACAACGCTACTGAAAGTAACCGTGCTATTGCTGTAATTGACTTTGGTGGGACCGTATCCGCTTCAGCCGGCGACCTAACAATTGAGTTCCCTACTGCCGATGCCTCCAACGCAATCATCCGTATCGCGTAGGGGGTAGCCGGTGTCCTTCTACGATTCAGTCGATGCAATTTATGGCATTGGTGTCTACGGACAAGCATCGTACGGGATTGTAGAGCCTGTAGTTCAAGTAGCGGGAGTTACGGGAACAGGCGCAGTAGCCCCGGTTGTTGCCGGTGGGTTTGAAATTGACATCACGGAACGTATTGATACCGGTGTCGAAGCAACTGGGCAGGTAGGTTCCCCAACCCAGATAAAGGTGGGGGCAGGTGCCACAGGAGTCGAAGCCACAGGCTCTATCGGTGTTTTAGAACACAGCAATACCAAAGAACTTACGGGTGTCGCAGGGACCATCCCAGAGCCTTCTGTAGAGCCTCAGGTTACCGAAATAGTCAGCGGGGTGCTTGCCACGGGGGCAATCAACGGGACCTTCACCCACAGTAACACCCACGTGGTTACATCCGTAGGAATGACAGGTACCGCAGGGCAGACAACCGAAACGGGTGTATTGTTTGATTTCGAGGCCGTGAAGGAACTCTACGACCGTCGAAGAACCATACGTATAGGCAGGGCCGCATAGTATGCCAACGACTGCGAAAGAACGGACGGTGCGTATCGAAGCACAACTCCGTAAAATTTACATAGATAAAAAGCCGAGCTCGGCACAACGTACAGTGAGGGTACAGTAGGATGTCATACCAGTGGCCGTTTAAAGACCCGGACGAGACCCTAGATTACAGTGTGGATTGGTCGCGGTTCCTCGGCGACGGAGTCACAATCACCGGGGTTGTCTGGTCTGTTGAGTCTACGAGCTACGACACTGAAACGGTTCTCGAGGCAGGGGAAGACCTCACGACAGCAACAGGGGGTGCAGTCACAGACAGTATCCAAAATGTGTCCCAGACAAATACCAACACCGTCGCCACCATCAACATTGCAGGGGGTGTTGCCAACCGGGAGTATACCTTCTACTGCACAATTACGGACAGCACTGCGAGCACTGCCAAACGCTCGATTAAACTCCGAGTGAGGAACCGTTAAGATGGCCTATGATTTCTTGGGACTAACGAATGATGTCGCCCTCCGTTTGAACGAGACCCAGCTTACCTCGAGTAATTTTGCGGACGCCACGGGTTTTTACTCTGCGATCAAGGAAGCGGTTAATTCATCCTTGCGACACATCAACCAAGCTCACTTCTTTTGGCCCTACAACCACAGCACCGTAGAGGACGTTCTAACGCCCGGCATATCCCGGTACGCGCTTCCCGCCAATGCCAAGTATATCGACTTCGGCTCTTTCCGTGTTCGCCGGGATGACAGCCTCAACGTCGGGGAGGGTCGCCGGCTACGTCAGATGACCTACTCGGAGTATCTCGACCGCCACATTGATCAGGAGTACGAGACTGATACTAATGAAGGGGCGGTACCCCGTAGTGTTGTCCGCACACCGGACCAAGAGTACATCATTGTGCCGATGCCGGATAAAGCCTATGAGATTGACTACGAGTACTACATTGTTCCCGTCGATCTTGTTCTATCTGACGATGTCCCCTCGATTCCGGAGCAGTTTCGCCACGTGATTGTAGATGGGGCTATGTACTACGCCTACATGTTCCGTGACAACATCGAGATGGCTAATCTCTCCCAGAGTAAGTTCGAGAATGGTATCAAGCAGATGCGTACCCTTCTCGTCAATGAAAACGTCTACTTCCGGAGTTTTTAAGAGATATGCCTGATCGTTGGCAGACATTCCCCGTTGAATTCGGCGGGGGCTTGGTGACAAACATGAGTCCTCTCCAACAGGGTCTCAACGCAACGGGTACAGCAACTATACTCCGGAACTTCGAGCCGTCCATCGAGGGGGGTTACCGTCGTATTAAGGGCTATGAAAAGTATGACTCCAATGCGATGTCCAACACGGGGCTTGTACGGGGATTAACCTACTACGCAAACCAAGTATACGCAGTCCGGGGGGATGATCTCTTCCGTTCTTCGGGGAGTGGGTGGACGCAGGTTTCGGACACGACTGCTTTTCCCGCTTCCACAGCCACAGCAGACGTAGATGGGGCCGTAAGTGCTTCTACAACCCTAGTTGTGGACAACAACAGTGGAACAATTAAGGCCGGTATGGTGATTACCGGAACAGGCATTGTAGGGACCGTCACTGTCGCGAGTTTGACAGACCAGAACAATCTTGTGATGTCTTCAGCCCAGACGATTGCAGATAATGTAACCCTGACGTTTACCGAAAAAAGTCCGACTGTCGGGGGCTCCGGCAAGGTCCGTAGCCTACTCTACAATTTCGATGGGACTGACAAACTCATGCTCGTAGATGGCGTAGGCAAACCCTACACCTTCGATGGGACAACCTTCAAACAACTCTCGAGTCTTCCCGCCGACACCGCTGGGGCGAACCACGCCACCGTTTTCAAAAACCACATCTTTCTCGCAGTTGACGAAAAACTCGTCTTTTCAGCACCTTTTGATGAAGAGGACTTTACTGCCGCGTCAGGGGGTGGTACAATACTCTTAGATGCGGAGATTACAGGTCTCGAAGTATTCCGGGATCAACTCTTTGTCTTCACGGAAAATTCCATATTTCTCGTAGCCGGCTCGACTGTCGCAGACTTCCAGCTCCAACCCGTCACACGAGACGTGGGGTGCGTCGCACGGGATACCGTACGGGAAATTGGCGGTGACGTCATGTTTCTCGGTCCCGATGGCCTACGCCTCCTCAGTGCAACAGAGCGTATCAATGATTTTGGCCTCGCTGTTGTATCCAAACCCATCCAGTCGGAGCTCACAGAACTCATCACGGTGAGTACGTCTTTCACGGCCGTTCTCATCCGCCCCAAGTCCCAGTACCGTCTCCTCGGCTACAACACCGACTACTCTGATGAGGCGGCCCGGGGCGTGATTGGGACGCAGTTTTCCGGACAGGGTGGAGGTCAGATTGCGTGGTCTGAGACACGGGGTATCAACGCCTTTGTCTCCCACAGTGCCTACGATGGTGGTGTGGAGTTTGTATTCTTCGCGAATGACGACGGATATGTGTATCGGATGGAACAGTCGAATGGGTTTGATGGGGAGGACATCATTGCCACCTTCACAACCCCCTACTACCCCATCAATGACCCCGAGGTTCGCAAGACACTCTACAAGGCGGCTCTCTACATCGATCCCGATGGGAGTTTTGATATGGACATGACACCACTTTTTGATTTCAACGAAACGGATATCATCCAACCGGGAACGACAGAGTTTAACAACACGACACAGACCGTATCCTTCTATGGGAGGTCGGAGTACGGGACGGGGCAGTATGGTGGCCGCCTCAAGTTTAAGTTTGACACAAACCTCACGGGATCTGGCTTCGTGGTCGGGTTCCAATTTAACTCGGAGTCGCAGGACCCCCCGTTTTCGCTGGACTCGCTCGTATTACAGTATGCAACCTACGGACGCCGCTAGAAATTACCTAGGAGAATAAAAAATGGGAACTGGCTATACCCGCAACGACACAGGCAACAACATCGCAGACGGGAACGTAATCAACGCCTCGGATCTCGATGGGGAGTACAATGCAATTGAGGACGCCTTTAACGCCTCAACGGGCCACACCCACGACGGCACATCCGCTGAGGGTGCCCCCATCGAGGTGGTTGGCCCTGCACAGGATCTCGTCATCACGGCGACTGAAGTCCGTCCGAAGACAGACAACACACTGGATCTCGGCACAACGACACTTGAATTCAAGGATGCTTTCTTTGATGGCACTGTGAAGACCGACACCCTCACGGTAGATGAGAATGCGACAGTCACTGGCAACCTCACAGTCAACGGCAATACCACCCTCGGTAATGCCGCTACGGACACTGTGACAGTCACTGCGGACGTTGCTTCCAACCTGATCCCCTCAGCAGATAATACCTACGATCTCGGTGCGAGTGGTTCTGAGTGGAAGGATCTGTATATTGATGGGACCGCCAACATCGACTCCCTCGTGGCGGATACTGCCGACATCAACGGGGGTTCCATTGATGGCGTCACCCTCGGCACAAACAGTGCTGTAACATCTGCTGTCATCACCACTGCCGACATCAATGGCGGCACCATCGACAACACAGTCATCGGCGGCTCTACACCTGCGGCGGGGTCTTTTACGACATTAAGTGCAACAGGCGATGTAGATATTGCCGATAAGATCGTCCACACAGGTGACACCAACACTGCTATTCGTTTCCCTGCCGCTGATACCGTAACGGTTGAGACGGGCGGCACAGAACGCATGCGCATCAACTCCAGTGGTAACGTAGGGATTGGGACGACGAGTCCTGATGCAAGATTTGAGTCAGAGGCTAATATAACAGCAGGTATATTTACAAGCACAGCTACAAACCTACACACCCAAGATGCCGTTTTGCGTGTAAGAAACACGGGCGATGGTTCTGTAAACACTACAGCTCATCGGCTTTTGGACTTAGATTATGCGGGTGATGCTTCTGGTGTCACTGGAACATACATACGGTTTTTAACTGGCGGCACACAAAGGGCTGAATTAGGTCTTGCAAGCGATGAGTTTACCATCAGCCAAAACGGCTCAGAACGCATGCGTATCGACTCCAGCGGTAATCTGTTGTTCAATTCCGGCTATGGCTCTGTTGCTACTGCTTACGCCTGCCGTGCCTGGGTGAACTTCAACGGCACTGGCACTCCGACAATTCGTGTTAGTGGGAATGTAAGTAGTATTACGGACAATGCCACTGGCGATTACACCATCAACTTTACGAATGCACTGCCGGATGGAGATTATGCGCTTGCTGGTGCAGCAAACAATAATAA